GCCATCCTGAATGGGTTGAAAGAAAAATGGATACCTTCTATATATTCTAACAACCTTATCTGTAAACATTGTTTTTGCATCAGAACCTGTTTTAGATAATAAACCAAAGTTAGATTCATATGTTTGTGTAGCTTGATTAACCATCTCAGCACTGGCCATATATGAAAAACCAGAACGTCTATTCTTAAGAAAACACATACCCATACTATTGGGGTCTAGTTTACAAGCTTCCCAAAATAAGAAAAACTTTCTATTAGCGTCTCTATAATCAGGATAACCAACATCTATGTTAGACCATTGTATAAACATGTAGTGACTACCTGTAATATAAGTAGCAACACCATTATTCATAAACCACAAGCCCTCTCTTCTTCTTACAAACTCTTGCTCAATATAGTCATAGTAATCTCCTGCATTTTCTCTAGTTAAAAGTTTGGGCATTTCTTGTCTAATCCACCTCTGCTCAACCTTCTTTTTATCAGAGAATAATATATCTCTCTTTCTAGGTTTCTTTGGTAGTTGGATTTTTAATCCTTGAATATCTATTATGTCTCCTAAACTCTTAGGGTTTAGTATTATGGGTTTAGACATGTATTATCGTTTTGCAAATTTCTCTGCTAAACCTTTCTCAAAATCTTTTTCTTCTTTAAACTCTCCCTCTGTTATTTGAGTTTCCAGTTTAGATATACCTATAAGTATTTCTTGAGCATCTAAAAAACACTCCTTCTTAGCTTTAATTGCATTTCTCCTTTTCTCATCAGACAAGTCTGGGTCTAAAGGTGTTCTTATATCATTTATTAATATAGCTACAGCCTCCTTAGAAGAGTCTATAAGGTCTTGTAGGGTTCTCTGTACATATGATTTATTACTTTCTTTCATTTTGAACTAACGCTAATATATCTTCATTTCTCATTCTAAGAAGTTTCTCTCCTTCTATAGTCATATCATACTCAGAGTTTTCTGAGAAAACAATCTCATCACCAGTTTTAACACCTTGGTTTTTTAACCAATCATTCATATGAACAATAGTACCATGAAGTGTAATATCTTCAACTTCAGGTTTAAAAAATATACCTGACTTTGTTTTTATATTATCTTCACTCTCAACCTTTTGTTTAACAAAATTCCAATGGTGTAACATTTTTAACTTACCTTTTCTTACTCTTGCATATATCTGTTGCCAATGAACCTTATATACATTCTCTTCTTCTACCCAGTCTACAAGGTTTGCACTTTTGTAATCCTGTCCAGATTCATTTGAGAACTTCTTATCTATAGTAACTCCTCCTTTAGCTGCAGTAATAAGATGGTGAAAATATATTTTATCACCTTTTTTGACATCAAACTCTAAACCTTTTGGTAACCATCTGGGTGTTTCATAAACAACACCATATTGTCTAGCAAACCTATATGGGTCAAATTTAATATCTAAAAATATTTCTCTACCATTAAACTCTATGGTGTCATCATAAGCTTTCTCAACTTGAACTAAAAAATAATTTTTTGGTATTTTCATATTAATTAACTTGATATTCTTCTTTATAATCTAAATTGTATTCTACTCCTGTTATTTTAAAAAATGATTTCCACATCTCTGATTCTTCTTCATTTTCCATTTTTATAAATACATTAAACTTTAACATATTGTATTTGTAGAAATACATATCATCTTGTACTATGGCTGTGATTTTTGCTTGTCCCCTCATTATAGGTTGACCAACAACATATGTTATACCATCTTTAATATCACCCACAGTAATTTTTCTTATTATTCCATTTATTAATTCCATTACGCTTTATATTTTTTTCCTTTATTAAATAAATTAAACATATGAAGTTTAGCCATAGTCTCTTTCTCCTCAAGAACATCGTCTATTGTTTTTTCTCCATCTAGATTTTCAAAAATTTTATCCTCTATTATATATAAGAGGGTTTCTGAACATAAGTCGTCTTGTATATTGTGTACAACTTCAGCATCTAAATCACTTAATGTTTTTCCCATTTCCACATAAGAGAAGGCAAACCTTATTTTAGAATCTTTTTTTAAAGACTCTAAATCTTTTAATATTTTTTTTATTTTAGTTTTCCTCGTCCCCATACTCATCTATATTGTCATAATGAACCTGAAGGTTTTCTATAGTTGATATAGGTGAACCATTTATATTAACATGACCACCACTCTCTATTGTTTCTTTAAAAGCTTGATATTCTCCATGTTTTTCTTTATATATAGCTACCTTTAGTAATATAAGGTATCCTATTAAATCTGAAACAGTATCTTCTGTTTTATCATTAATACCTTTATTTTGTATACGCATAAGCTTATCATCTATACGTGCACACAAAGAATCTATTGGTGAGCCTGATGAGAATACATTTGATGGACTGGTGGCACTGTCTCCATATGCCCTGTTTTTTTCGATTAAAAGGTCCTTCATTTCGTCAGCAACCTTTATTATTAAGTCTTCTGTTGTCATATATATTAAATTAAATTTCTATAAATATACAAAAAAAAAGGCTACAAAAAGTAGCCTTAATTTAAAAAGTTATAAACATATTTATGAACCAGCAACTAATATTTCCACATTAACAATGTTACTTCCTGGTTGAACAACAATACTTTCTAAATCTACTAAATCAGTAACTAAATTAGCGTTAGCGTCTGAAACTCCTATTGCGTCATGTGGTGTTCCTAACATAAATGTTTCTTGAGGTCCTAGTAGTAAAGATGCTGATTCATCTGCTCCACTATCATCTTCTCCAACATCAACTTGTAAACTTAAAGTTATACTATTTGTTGTATCTAAATTAGTTACTCTAATATACTTAGTTTCTGAGACACTTAATGGAGCTAAAGTACCATCAGCCACTGAACTATGAAAAATAGCTATTGTAGTTTCTGAATTAGCTGGACAGGTAACAACTCTTTTAAGCACCTCATTAATCCCTGATATTGTAAGTGACTTCTCTCCACCATATTGGTGTCCTTTTAGTGATAAATCTTCTGTTAATGTTACTCTTAAATCTGCCATTTTATTCTATGTTAAATTTCTACTTATTTTTTGATAATGAACATTCAATGTCTTCGCTGCTGTAGTTCTAGTAGTAACACCTATTTGTGGTCCAAGATGAGCAGTGTTAAGCATTGCTGCACCCTCTGTTGTTGAAGATGCTGCTAGACTTCCAATAACATAAAGAAGTTCGTCATCAACTACTGCGTGTAAAACTGAACTTACTGTCACAGTTGTGGCTGCTACAGCAGTTACTGTTCCAATTATATTTCCCCCAGAATCTGTAAGAGTGTCTCCAACAACAATCACAGTTGTAGCATCTACAGTATCCACTGTCATCGCAGTAGAACTTCCTGATGTTCCATAACCAGCACCATTATTTATTGCCACACCAGTTCTACCATTTCCTCCAGTTGAACCAAATGTTGTTAAACCATACTGAGTGTCGTTTATGTATATTTTTGGTTTATAAGTAGAAGCATTAATTTCTATTTTAAACCTATATGTTGTTGATGCCTCAACAGTTAGAGGAGTTTTTGTTATATAATCTGTTCCATTATTAGAATAAACAAAATGCCACTTAGTGTTATCAGACTGACCAGGAAGTGTTGTGTCAGAAGTGTCATAATAGAAAAAAGCTTGGTCTGTCAATGTAGTTGCTGTGTGAGCTGAATCAAGTAAAGCAGTTCCAGTAAACAACCCTAAATGATACCTACAGGAAGCTATATTTGATGGTAGGGTTACAGCACACTCCCAAACAACTCCATCAGCAACACCCCATTTAACATTATACCAAGCAGACTGATTTGTGTCAGCATGAGGCATTATAATCATTTCATCACCTGAAGCAGTATCTGTTGTTAATAGTATTCCTGCGTGATTAGAGTCAAAAGTACATAAAGCAGAGGTAGAATTTGTTCCTTGTATTTCAAAGTTTCTGTTAGCAATCATTCTAGTTGCCTCAGTCTCACTAGCCATGTCACCATTAATTCCTGGTTTTTGTTCAAAATATTCTTCTAATTTATATTTACCAGAATCTCCAGTAAACGAGCCCCCAGTAATTGTTCCTGAAGCTGTTATGTCTCCTGTTACATGAAGTGCTACTGATGGGCTAGTATTGCCAATACCAACATTACCAGCACTTGTTATTCTCATTCTTTCTGCAACTGTTCCATCAGCAGCTGTTTCTAAAGCCATATAAGAGTCTTGAGTAGAAGCTGTAGATGTCCAGTCACCT